ACAACATATTTAAGTCAGCAATTTCCCTCTGGCTTGTTATATGCATGCCTTGTTGAGGCTTACGGTTTTTTAAAGGGTCCGGCAGACATGATACAATTTTACGAACAAAAGTATCAGTCAGCGTTACAAGGATTCTCTATTGAACAAATGGGAAGAAGAAGACGAGATGAATACCAAGAAGGTTCACCTCAGATTCAAAAACAAGGATAATATAATTAGGAGTTAATATGGCTATAACACAAGCAGTTGCAAATTCGTTTAAAGGACAACTTCTACAAGGTGGACACAATTTTAATACCACTAATGGAAATATTTTTAAACTTGCTTTATACACTTCTGCAGCAACTCTAGATTCTTCAACAACTGTTTATACTTCAACAAATGAAGTTGCAAATACTGGTCAGTATGTAACAGGTGGTGGAGTTTTAGCAAATGTATCACCGGTTGTTTCAAGTGGTGTAGCATTTATAGATTTTGCAGATATATCTTTTACAGGCGTTACTTTAACTGCAAGAGGTGCTTTGATTTATAATACATCAAACACTAACGCAGCAGTATGTGTATTAGATTTTGGAAGTGATAAAACTGCAACATCTGGAACTTTCACAATTCAGTTTCCAGCAGATACAACATCAGCGGCTATTCTAAGAATCGGTAACGCGTAATAGGAGTAACCTATTATGGCAAACGGTTGGAGTATTGGAAATTGGGGAATAGGTGAGTTTGGAACAGGTTTAGAAAATGTAAACATTGTTCCTACTGGGCAACAATTAAATATTTCTACAGGTTTTTTAAATGCAGTTGGAGAAGTTAATTCTGGCTGGGGAAGATTAACTTGGGGACAAAATTCTTGGGGCATTGATGGAATTAATGCTACTGCAACTGTAACTGGTCAACAGTTAAATATTTCACAAGGAAATATTTCTCTTGCATTTGGTGTAGTAGTTGAAGTTCAATCTTCAGTTCCTGCTGGGTGGGGTATCGTAGATTGGGGAACAGATTCTTGGGGAAATAGTGAAGTTAATACTTCTTTAACTATTATAGAAGGAGATATAGATCCTGGTCCCGATGCAAACGTAACTGGATTACAATTAAATTTATCATTAAATAGTGTATCTATTACAGGAGACGCTTTATCATCTTTAACAGGACAACAATTAAATATAGCTCAAGGAACTGCAGAAGGAATACCTAATACAATAGCAGATTTAACAGGGCAGCAATTAAATATTGCTGAGGGAGAAGTAGATCCAAGTCCTGATGCTACAGTTACTGGCATTGGAATGACTGTTGCTTTAGCAGTTGGAACAGTTGTAGCTGGAGAAGCTAATGTATTTCCTACAGGGCAACAGATAAATATAGCTCAAGGAACAGCACAAGGTGTACCAAATACCATTGCAAGTGTTACTGGAATAGGCTTAAATATAGCAGTAGGGACAGTATTTGCAGGTGGAACTTCCATTATACCTGTTACAGGAAATGGATTGACTATAACTTTAAATAGTATAAATAGTCAGGTTTGGACTGAAATAAATACCGGAACTGATGCAACTTGGACAGAGATTGACACAGCCGCATAAATTAAATAATATATTAAAATAAGGAATTAAAATTATGGCATCAAGTTATTCTACAGACCTTAAACTAGAGTTAATGGTTACAGGCGAAAACGCTGGTACATGGGGTGATATTACAAATACAAATTTAGTTATTCTTCAACAAGCAATTGCTGGATATGAATCTGTTGCAGTTAATGCAACAACTGGTCTTACTCTTACATTTACAAATGCAGCAGTATCTGATGGTAAAAATGCTGTTCTTAATTTAACAGGAACACCTACTGCAAATATAAATATAAATGTTCCAGATGGAATTGAAAAAACATACATTGTTAATAATCAAATTACTCATGGAACAAATACTGTAACATTTAAAACAACTTCAGGAACTGGAGTTAAATTAGCCCAAGGAAATAGATATGTGCTTTATGCGGATGGAACAAATGTATCTCTTGCAAACATGGAACAAGTATGGAGAGCTGTATCTACAACTGCAACTGTTCAACCAGGTTCTGCAATACTTGCAAATACAGCGTCTGGATCATTTACAATTACATTACCAGCTTCTCCTGTAGCAGGAGATATCGTATCTGTAGTGGATGCTGGATATACTTTTGACACTAACCCTTTGACTATGGGAAGAAATTCTAGTAATATAGCTAACAGTGCATCTGACTTAGTAATCAATACTGAAGGTGCTGGTTTTACACTAGTGTATTCCGGTAATGCAACAGTTGGTTGGACTTATAGGGATAAATAATTATGGCAAATTACGAAGCAACAAGATACGATTTTGACGGTGCATTTTTAACAGGTATTGAAGGTGTGAATACTGGAATAGTTGTTCCTTGGGGTTCAGCTTCAATTCCATCTGGATTTTTAGAATGTAATGGACAATCAGTTTCAACAACAACTTACGCTGCATTATTTGCAGTTATTGGATATACATATGGTGGAGCAGGTGCTTCATTTAATGTACCTGATTTAACAGATAGAACAGTTGTAAATAAATCAAATACAAAAAATTTGGCACAAACTGGCGGAGCAAATACCGTGACGCCAACAGGAAACATCTCAGGCTCGACTGGGGCTACAACTTTAACTACTCAACAGATACCGTCACACTTACATAGTGGTGGTGGTAACCCTATGGGTGGTATGTGTATGGGTGGATCAATTGCTGCCATGAACACTGGAAGCACAGGCGGCGGTCAATCTCATGACCACACTCTATCTGCTAACTTTACAGGTTCAGCAACCTCCGTTCTTCAACCTTATTTAGTATTAATTTATATTATCAAAACATAAGGAAATATTATGCATTTAACAGTTATACCAGAAGATAAACAAATTTACTTAGAAACATCTGATTTACAATATCCAAATAGACGTTGTCATATTATTGATAATGATTCTGAATTTTGGAATAATGTGGATCCTAGAATACATGCAATTCAATATCATTCAGATGGTTTAAAACAAATTGAGTATAAAAATCCAAGAGAAGATATTGTAATTACAGATATAACAACTATTCAAAAATATATTGATAGATTTAATTTAAGTGAACAAACTTACCAGGCCCAAGTTGCATGGGACAAGAATAATGTTCAGGTAACCGTTAATGGTGTAGCAAGACCTGAAACTCAGGAAGAAAAAGTAGCGAGACTTGGACCTAGACCTTAATTATCTATAAGATATCCAAGAGGTAACAATATATTTTTCTCCACTTAATGGAGGATTGCCTCTATGTACATATGGAAATCCAGCAGGCCATATAACAATTCTACCTTTAACTGGTTTTACTCTTTGGGATTGATACAAAAATTCAGTCTCTCCTCCTTCTTCAACGGTGTTTAAATATATGGAATAAACCAAAACTCTTTTTGACATATCTCTTTCTTGAGCATGTTCAATGTGCCAAACATGATATCCTTGAGAAGGCATTGTTTTTTGAATTTTAACATGATCTGTAATAATGTCTTCTGCAGTATATTTTTTAACATTAGTTTCTGTGTAATAATGTTTTAATGCCATATCAAAATTAACCATTAATAGTTTTAATTTATTAACATTAAACTCTTGATCCGTTAAAACATCTCCTGTGCAAAATAATTGTTTATCATTTTTACTTTCCTGAGTTGTTCCTTCAGAGGTAAATCTTGAAAATACCTTATTGAATTCTTGGTACTTGTTGAATAGTTCTATAGCCTGGTCACATGCTTCATCTGGAATATAACCATCATAAACACCAATAAAGTCTTTAATACTACTTTTTCTCTCTTGCATCCGATACCTCTTTAATTAATTTATTTTTCTTCCAATCTGCACCTTCTATAATATTTGTCACCAAACAATATCTTGTTTTAGTCTCCTCTTCAACTTTACCAACCCCATGTAATACATTAGGTGGAAATATATAATATGCTCCTCTTTTGGGTTGAATTGTCATTTTAAGTTCTGGAAGTATTAATGGAGCTCCTTCTGTTAAATATAAAATTAAATGGTGATCTTTATGAGTATGCATTGCAACACTATCTCCTTTTTTAATCTCATTACCCCAAGAATCAAAGGTTATATTTTTATTATACCAATTTTGTTTATTGAAAAATGGATTTGAAGTTTGATGTTTTTGAACTACATAATCTATAAATCTTGTAAATTCTGGTTTATCATTAAAAAATCCCCATGGAGTTTTACCACCATAAACATTAGTTAATTCTGTTGTATCTAAATTTTGAGAAATCATCATACACATATTGTGCATATCAACTATATTATCATAAACACCATGTGATATTTGAATAGTTCTTGGATATGTTACAACTAAACTATGTGAATAATTTTCTTCCTGTTTTATTTCATCTAGTATAATCATTATATAAATACCTGTATTGTAATTCTTGGTAAATGATTTATTAATACTGGATTTACTTTATGTAGTAAAGGGGTTTTTATAATAACTAAAGAATTTCCTGTAACAGGAATATAGCCATTTTGTCCATTATGAGTAAACATAAATTCACCTCCCCAATTTCTATTCCATCTTTTATTTAAGTAATAAGTAACTCCATATTCCACATGATCATCTTCATGCCAATTAATCCCTGAATTTTTATTCATAATATAAATTAAAAAGTTATCTTTAAATTTTTTTATTTTAACAAATGGTTGATGTAGTAATAAAGTTTTATAAAAATTAAAATAACTTTGTCCCACTATTATTCTTTTCATAGAATTTAAATTGTTTATTAAACAAGGTTTCCAAAATTTTGAAACATCTTCTAAACGTTTATGTTTTTTATAATTTTTAAAAATATCATTATGGATTCTTTTATATTCATGATTTGGTAAAAAATTTTGTATATAAAATAATTTATCTTCTAAATTATATATTAGTTTCATATTTTTTATTTCATTTAATACAATCGTTTATATAAACCAAGTTACAATTGAATATCTTGTTCCATTTATCACTGGTAAAACAGAATGAGGATATAAAAAATTAGAAGGAAACATAATAGCAGATCCTTTTTTTAATGGATACACAAGAGTATTATTAAAAAAACTAAATTCTCCACCTTTAAAATTATCGTTTAAAGTAAATGAACATGAAATGGTTCTAGGTGATTCAATAAATGAATCTACATGTTGTAAATAAAAACCACCCTTTTCATATTTTAATAATTGATAACCAATATCTTTAAAAACATGTGCTTGTTTAAATTTTTCATTATATTTTTCAATTGCTTTTTTTGTAGATTGAAAAACTTCATCATCTAATATTTTTCTTACATGTTTATTTTTTTCAATAACTTTATTTGAAGACATTTCTATAGTTGTACAATTTCTAAATTCCTTATTTACATGATATCCTTGGTTATGACCTTTTCCCACCATAGTATCTATCCATTCATTTGAATTTTCGTACTCATTTAATATATCATTACACAACTTTTCTGGCATTATATTATCTAATACAATTATGTAATCTTTCAATTCGTTCATACGTTCTCCTCATTTGGTTTAAAACATTGAACATTAAAATGAACAAATCTAAAAGGTTCTATTCCTGCATCTAATACATATTGATGTGTTAAATAAGAATTAAAAAATACAAAAGTTCCAGGAAGCACGGGGTATGAAAAACGGTTATAAGCATATTGTACCGATTCATTCTTGATTGGTAATTCCGTAATCCATTTTGCAGGTCTTGGATCATGAAACACGGGCAAAGATGTCTTAGGTGAACACTTTAAAAAATAGAATCCTGAGATGTGACTGCTTTCATGAATATGTGGCCAATGTTCACCACCTCCAGCTTGTGGAAATTCTTGAACCCATAAATCTTTAAAATATAATTTGTGTCCTGATAAATCATAACCTTGTTCTGATAAAATTGTATAAGAAGTATCTTTTATAAAAGCTTTAAATTCTTTTAACTCCGGATCATTACCCATAAATGCAGAATGATGGACAAAGCCAAAATCTTTTATATCTTTTCCAATGAATTTATTTCTTTCATCGATTAAAGGTTGATTATTCTTTTTTGCTTCTTCAATATATTTATCGGATATTCTATTTAAATCATTTAAATAGGTTGGCATTAATAAACTGTAAACAGGAGAGCAAAATAAGTTATCTCTTTTTAATGGTAAATTGATTGACATTTTATCTTTATCATTTAAATTTCTGCGTTGTATAATAGCAAAAAGGCGTATATAATTCAAGTATGCCATTACAGAAGATACAATTCAAGCCAGGATTTAATAAACAACAAACTGCAACCGGAGCCGAAGGGCAATGGATTGATGGTGATAATATAAGATTTCGTTATGGTGAACCACAAAAGATAGGTGGATACCAGCAACTCGTTGCTAGCACCTTGGCAGGTCCAGCGCGTGACCAACATACGTGGACAGCATTAGATGGTAAAAAATATGCAGCAATCGGTACTTCAAAATTATTAGTTATTTATTATGAAGGTTCTTTTTATGATATTACTCCACTTGGAACAGCACTAACATCTTGCACCTATACATCAACAACAGGGTCAGCAACAGTTACAATTAATAAAGCAGCTCATGGATTAGAGGTTGGTGATTATATTATATTTACATCTGTCACAACTCCAGGTTCTCCTACAACAAGTTATACATCAGCAGATTTTACAACGAATGTTTTTGAAGTTAAATCAATTCCAACTTCAGGAACTTTTACAGTTACAATGCCCTCTAATGAAACAGGAACTGGAGTTACTGCAGGTGGAACTTTAACTACAACTCCTTATATTTCTATTGGACCTACATTTCAAACTCCTGCATTTGGATTTGGAACAGGATATTGGGGTGGAACAATTCCAACTTCATTTACAACATTACTAAATGGAGCAATTAATAATGCAGTTACAACAATTACTGTAGATGATACTTCAGCATTTCCAACATCTGGTAGAATAGATATTGATACAGAATTAATTACTTATTCAGGTAAAACTGCAACTACTTTTACAGGTTGTGTTAGAGGTGCAAACGGATCAACAGCTGCATCACACTCTGATAATGCAGTGGTAACTAATGCAACAGATTGGGTTGATTGGGGAGAAGAATCAAATACTGCAGGTGTTACACTTGCACCAGGTTCCTGGTCACTCGATAACTTTGGACAGATTTTAGTTGCTACAGTTAAAAATGGTGGAACTTATACTTGGAACCCTTCTACTCCTGGAGCCACATCTGGTCCAATAAGAGCGACAATCGTATCAGGTGCTCCAACAGCATCTATTATGAGCGTTACATCAGATAGAGATAGACATTTATTTTTATTTGGAACAGAAACAACAATTGGAGATCCATCCACACAAGATCCAATGTTTATAAGATTTTCAAATCAAGAAGATATTAATACTTGGAATCCAACAGTTACAAACACTGCTGGTACATTTAGACTAGATACGGGAAACGAGATTATAGGAGCAATACAAGGTAAAGATTATCTTTTTGTTTTAACAGATCAAGCTGCATATACTATTCAGTTTGTCGGTCCTCCATTTACATTTTCTGTAAGACAGGTTGGAACAAACTGTGGATGCATTGGTCAACATGCAATGGTGTTTGCACAAGGAGCAGTCTTCTGGATTGGATTTGGTGGAGGATTCTTTGCATTTGATGGAACGGTTAAACAATTACCATCACTCGTTGAAGATTTTGTATTTACAGATATTGGAGATAATTTAGGAATTAACTATGATGCAAGTCAAATAACTTATGCATATCACAATTCATTATTTAACGAAGTTGGTTGGTTTTATGCAAAAGCAGGATCAAATCAATTAGATAGAAATGTAGTTTATAACTTCGTTGAAAATACATGGGCCGTTGGTTCTTTAACTAGAACAACTTATGCTGATGCTGTAACTTTTGATTTACCATATGCCACACAATATATCACAAATGGTACACCAACATTTCCAACTATTAACGGTGTAAGTAATTTAGTAGGTTCTACTAAATACTGGGAACATGAAGTAGGTGTTAATGAAGTAGATGCAAATGGTAATGAGACAGCCATTGCTGCTTACATTAAATCAGGAGATTACGATATATCAGAACAAGGTTTAGGTGGAGATGGTCAATTAATTATGCGTGTTAAACGATTTATTCCAGACTTTAAAAATTTAGAAGGCAATGCAAAGATAACTTTATTCTTTAGAGATTATCCTGCAAATAGTGAATCAACACCTTCTACAACACCACCTTTAATTACAGGTCCCTTTACAATAACTTCTTCAACTGATAAAGTAGACACACGCGTGCGAGGAAGACAAGTGAGTTTAAAAATTGAAAATGATGCAGTTGATGAAACTTGGAGATATGGAACTTTAAGATTAGATATTGAAGCAGGAGGAAGAAGATAATGGCAAAAATTACAGCATATATACCAGAACCAACGCAAACTTACGATGTTAATAATCAAAGACAAATTCTAGAAGCAGTTAACACAATGAAAGATCAATTAAATTTTTCTTTTCAAAAAGATTTAAAAGATGAGTTAGAGGCATTTAGTTGGTTTATATTTAGTGGACCAGGGAATTAAATGGCAATTTTTTACAAGAATCAAGGTTATAATTTAACCACAACTAATTTAACTACGGTGTTAAATATTAATACATCTACTGTTGCAATTATAAAAGAAATAGGAGTAACTAATGATGATAACTCTGCTCATGAAGTAGATTATTATTTTTATGATTATTCTGCTTCAACTTTATATAAATTTTTTCATACTAATGTGTCTGCTGATTCTCACGAAAATGCAGTTCATAATGCTTTAGTATTAGAAGAAGGAGATTACTTACAATTTCAAACTGTTACAGCTGATGTTATTTCAGGTCAAATTTCATATGCATTATTAACAAGATCAGGAGAAAATGGATAATATAACAAAGATAGAATGTCAGACAGAAGAAATAATTAAAAGTAAAAAAACTGGAAAGACATATAAAACAATGGAAGACTTTTTAAAAGAAAATCCAATGGATGATTTACAAAAAGATTTAGCCGTTAAAATTTCAAACAAAGGATTAGAATTATTACAGAAAGTAATGAATCAAAAATGAATCCAAGAGGTGGTACAGAATTACAGGTAGAATTACTACATAAATATGCAGATAAAGATTTATTAGATAAGGTTCAAATAACTACATCTGTACCTGAAAAGATACCATTACATCCAACTAAACCAAATATACTTTGGCAACAAAATTCATATGACCAGGCAAATCTTGCGCCTTGGTTTCAAAATAAAGATAATCATAAAAAGTATGATTGGTATGTATTTAACTCACATTGGTGTTATGAGAAATTTAGAATGATGTTTAATATACCAACAGATAGATGTTTAGTTATTAAGAATGCTATTGAAAAAATAGAACCTAGAAAATTAGAATACACTAAAGGAGACCCTGTAAAATTAATTTATACTTCAACTCCTTGGCGTGGTTTAAATGTATTACTTGCTGCAATGCAGCTTGTTAAAAATACATCGGTTCATTTAGATGTTTATTCTTCAACTCAAGTTTATGGGGATCAATTTAAAGCAGCTAATGATGATAAATTTCAAGGACTATATAATCAAGCAGCAGCATTAAAGAATGTTAGTTATATTGGTTATAAACCAAATGAATTTATAAAAGATAATTTAAAAAATTATCATATGTTTATCTATCCTAATATTTGGGAAGAAACATCTTGTATTGCTGCGATAGAAGCAATGGCTGCAGGACTTTATTGTATTACAACAGACTATGGTGCTTTGTTTGAAACAGGATCAGAATATATTACTTACATTCCATATGAAAAAGATTTTATAAGATTAGCACATACATTTGCATCTGTTATTGATGTAGCTGCAGAAAGACTTGGAGATGATGGTGTTAAAGATCATTTAAAGTTGCAAATAGATTTTACAAACAGATTCTATTCTTGGGATTTAAGAAAAACAGTTTGGAATAGATTTTTACAAGGAGCAATTAATGCAGGACGCAAGTAAACCAATCTGGTTTAAAACAGAGACAAATGACTTTACCGCAAAGTTAAAGGAACCAGAAACGAGAATCTATGTAGCAACTCCAGTTCATAGTGAATGTTCAATTCATTACACACAAGCATTATTAAAATTTCAACAATGCTGTATGATGAATGGAATAATGGTTTCATTCTCTCTTCTTAAGTCATCTTTAGTTACACAAGGAAGAAACTTATGTGTTGCTAATTTTTTAGGTGATCCCGGTAAATATACACATATGTTATTTATAGATTCTGATATTGATTTTAAATTTGAAACAATCATAAAGATGTTAAAGTTTGATAAAGAAATAGTAGCAACACCTTATCCAATGAAACATATTCATTGGGAACAAATATGGGAAAGACTACAAGCTGGTAAAATTAAAAATAAAGATGAATTAATGAGAGCTGGTTTTATTTATCCAATTAAAATGGATGGTCTTATGGATGAAAATAAAAAAGAAATAAGCGTTGTAAATGGTTTAATGGAAGTATCTCACGCGCCTACAGGATGTATGTTAATAAAAAGACAGGTATTTGATAAGATGATTGCAGCATATCCAGATGATAGAATAGATCAATCAACTATTGTAAATGGAGAAGCTAAAACTAATCCATATATGTATAACTTTTTTGATACGATTCATGACCCTGATAATAAAAAATACTATGGTGAAGACTTTGGATTTTGTAAAAAATGGACTGCAATTGGTGGAAAATGTTATTGTTATATAGATGATTTTATAACCCACGTTGGTGAATATCAATATAATGGTAGATTAAAAGATAATCTTGATTTTAAACCCGTTGACGATTCACAAAAAAACAAGTAAAGTATACGTTTTCAGGACTCTGTGCCTGCTATTAATAACTAATTAATTAAAAATATGGATTCTATAGCTACGGCACGAGATTTTTTTATAAACCAACAAGGATTAAGCCCTGACCAAGCTGACATGATAGTTAGTCAAGGACTACAGGCTTATAATCAACAAGCACAACCACAAAGCATGATGCAAATGGCATCAGGTGGTATTGCACGACTTGGTTATCAATTAGGTGGTCTTAGCACTATGCCTATGGATTACGGTCAATCATTACAAGTACCACAACAACAACCACAACCTAATTTTTCATCTGCAACAAACATTACAATGAATCCGTTAGCAAGTTATGGTCAACCAGAATTAGGTCAAGCAGGTGGAACACCGTTAATGATGCGAGGTGGTGGAATCGCGCGACTAGGATATCAAATGGGTGGTGAAGCAGGCATGAATGAAATGGCAATGCCACAAATGAATGAACAACAAGCATTAGAAACAATTATACAATTATTAATAGAACAAGGAATTGATCCTGAAACAGCATTACAATTGGCAGCTCAAATTTTACAAATATTTGCTCAAGGTGGTGAACCTGCCGTTGAAGCATTTGCTGATCAATTAGAACAACAAGAACAAGCAGAAGCAATGGCCGGTGGTGGTATTGCAGGATATGCTCAAAGACAAAATTATGGATTTGGAAGTTTTGTTAGTAGTGTTGCTAAAGGAATTACAGGAGCAGTTAAAGGAGTAGCTAAAGCAGTTAAATCAGTTGCTAAATCTCCAATAGGAAGAATAGCTCTTACAATTGGTGCTAACATGCTTTTACCAGGGGCAGGTTCAGCTTTTGGAGCAGCATTAAAAGCCGCTGCAATTAATTTAGGAGTACAAGCAATTGCTGGAGGAAAAATAAATCCATTAGAAGCTTTGGCAGCTGGAGCAACTGGATATATTGGATTTGGTGGAGCACCAACTGGAGGAGAAACTATGTATACTGATTATAGTGATGCCTTAAGCAAACAATACGCTAATGTAGGATTACAAAATCCAACAACTACTCCTTTAGTTAATAATCAAGCTTTAAGAAATATTACCACAAATCCTTTAACCGATACTGGAGGAGAAAGTGCATATACAAATTATGGAGATAGATTATCAAGGGTAAATGAAACTTTTTCTGATAGAGTTGGTGATACTGTTAGTAATGTAAAAACAGGTATACAAAATTTATATAAAGACCCGCTTGGAACAATAAAAAGTTTTGGCACAAGTGCTATGGATCTTATAGAAAAAAATCCTAAAACAGCTGCTGCTGTAGCATTTGGAACAGGGGTTGGAACAGGTATAGCGTTTGGTGCACCTAAACAAGAAAATGAATCAGATGAAGATTTTGCAAAAAGACAACAAGAAGAAGCAAATTTAAGTTTAACTCAATTAGGTAGAAATTTAGGAATAAGAAATCCATATTTTTATCAAAGATATGGTGCAGTAGATCCTTTTGCTGTTCAAACAGCAGCTGATGGTGGAATTATGGGATATGCAAGAGGTGGATCAATGGTTCCTCCTGCTAGACAAATTGAAGGTGGTATTATAGAATTAGATGCAAGAAAAACAGGTGGATATATTCCATATGGTAAAAAGGAACGAGTAGATGATGTTCCGGCAATGCTTGCAAAAGATGAATTCGTATTCACTTCACGTGCAGTTAAGGCTGCAGGTGGTGGAAGCGCGAGACGAGGAGCTGCTAAAATGTATAAATTAATGAAACAATTAGAATCAAAAGGCATGAAAATGGAACGAGGAGCTAGAGCATAATGGCTGAACTACAACAAACACAAACATTACCCGCACCATTTATAGAAGCAGCTGGTAAAACTTATTTAGAAGAATTATCACAAGCAATTGGTGGTTTAAAAGGTTTAGATGTATCTAGAATTTATGGACCACAATTTGTTGCTCCACAAAGTGCACTTCAAGAACAAGCTCAACAATTAGCAGGTGGACTTGGAGCATATCAACCTTATTTACAAGCAGCACAAGCTGCAACGGGGCCTACTGCATATCAACAGTATATGTCTCCATATCAACAAGATGTTATCAATACAACTTTAAGACAATATGACATTCAAGCACAAAAAGGTTTACCTGCATTAGCAGCACAAGCAATAGGAGCAGGTGCTTATGGTGGAGGAAGAGAAGGTGTTCAAAGAGCGGAATATCAAACACAATCAGATTTAAATAGAGCTTTACTTGAAGCACAATTAAGACAACAAGGTTTTGGAACAGCGCAACAGTTAGCAGCTCAACAATATAATCAACAATTAGGATTAGCAGGACAAGCTCAAGGATTACAAGCTCAACAAATTTCAGGACTCAGTGCATTAGGTCAACAGCAACAAGCTCAAAGACAAGCTGAATTAGAAGCACAAAAACAATTAGAATTCCAAAGAATATATCAACCATTGCAAACTGCGCAACAATATGGAGCAGGTATTCAACCTTTAATTTCTGGATATCCTGGAGTAACTCAACAACAGGTTACCCCATCTCCTACTGCATTACAAACAGGATTAGGAACTCTTGCTACATTAGCAGGTATATATAAAACATTTAATCCAAGTCCTATACAGCTTAAATTTTAATTATGTCTAGAATATTAAGAAGACCAATGTTCAGAGGTGGGTCAGCAAATGAAGGTATTATGTCTGTACCTAGAAAAAAATATGCGTATAGTGAAGAAGGTGGAGTACAAAGTTTTGATCTTTCCAATTATCCTTACAATTATAATGAAGAGGATTATACAGCATTAGCAAATAAATCTGATGATGAGACAACAACTATAAGTCCAAGACTTATTAAAAATGAAGTTAGTCAAATTAAAGATAATAAAAAAACATATAAAGCACTTGGTCAAGATGTTGAAGAAGGGTCATATGGAGATTTATTACTTAAAGAATATTTAGGAAATAGGCCTGATCCACTTGGTAAATTTTTAATTAATTTTGGATTAAATTACATGTCAGCTAGACCAAGAGGTGGTAAATTTGGTGCGTTAACAACCGCCGCTGAAGCTGCTAAAAAACCTACAGAACAATTATACGCAGATATAGACACAGATAGATTATTAAAATTAAAATTAATGGGTGCGCTTTCTAAAAGCGACTCTAAAGTTGCATTAGAAAAAGAAGCAAGATTACTTGTTGAACAATATCCTGAAAAATATCCAAATATGAAAACAGCATTAGCAGAACTTATGAGAATAAGAGCAGAGAAAAAAGGAACTACACCTGAAGAGAGAATTGCTGCAAGAGAAAAATCATTTGAAACAGATTCTGCTGGAGTTAAAAGAGTTAAAGCAACACTTTTTGAATTAGGTATCCCTAAATTAGGTAAAGAAGAAAAGAATGTAGATTTAGGAAATACATTCATTGGTGATTCAGTAAAAAGTGAATTAGTTCAAAAACCTAATTCAACAGATGCACAAATTGCAACACCTCCACAAAATATAGATAAAATATATAAAGTAGGCAAAATCTACATAGATATTAATTCAAGAAACGCTTATAAATACGCAGGATCAAATACTTTTAGATTTGTTCAGTCATTAGAATAGGAGTTTTATGCAAGAAGAAAACTTCGAAAGCATTGAAGAATTAAAGAATGCAGAAGATAATCAAGTATTTTCTAAAGTAGATAAAGAAATATCAGAAAAAGATTTTCCACAATATAGTGAATTTCCGGTTGAACCAACTCCAGATGGTTTAAGCTATAAGGCACCAAAACCTACAGTCGAGCGTAAAGAACCTACAATTGCAGAAAGACTTGCACAAGGTCCTAAATATAAAGATAGATCTAAATTAGAAGCTGCTATATTTGGTCCTGATATAGAATTACAAGGTGATTTTGGAATACCTGCTCAAAGAGTTGTTGAAAGACTTTATAGAAAAGCAACAGGTAAAGAAGTAGAGCCTGTAGATAATTTTTCAACAACTGAATCAATGGTTGCTGGATTAATAGATGGAAATGTTAAATTAGTTAAATTTCCAGTTAACATTGCATCAGAAGTAATTGATTTTGCAAGGGGATCTGGAGTTTCTCCAGATAAAAGTGCAGTTGCAAAAGTAGAAAAATATTTTAACGATAGTATCATTGGTAAAATTGGTACAGAAGCAGAAGACATTGCATTTCAAGATGCTGCAGGTAAATTAACTTCAGCAGCAGTTCAAATATTTGGACTTGCTAAACCAACTCAAATGTTAACCGATTGGGGATTTAAAACTGCGAATAGATATTTTCAAGCAGCTAAATTAAATCAAGTAGCGACAGGTAGCAAGAATCTAGAACGAGCAACAAAAGAAGCATTAAGATTAAATCAATTAAGTGGTAAACAAAAGTTTGCATCTTTTATGATTGGTGGTGGTCTTGGTATGGCTGCTGTTGCAGATCCTGAAGAGTTTGGAACATTATCTGAATTATTAAAAGGAACAAGATTTGAAGGAACATTAGGAGTTCTTGGATTAGATAGAGAAAGAAAACAAGATCCAAGAGATGAAGCAGCTAGAAGACTTTGGAATAGAACTAAATTAGGAATAGAACAAGGTTTAATAACTTGGCCAATTTTATTTGTAGGTGGAAAAATTGGTAACATTGTAAGTAAACAATCAAAAGATGTTTACGCAAGTAATGATGATTTAAATAGATGGATTGAAAAATATCTTGTGACTCCATTTAGATCAAGAGGAGTAAAATCAGAAGAACTTTTTGAAGAAATGCAAAGAGTTAAAGGTAAGATATCTGCAGGGCAAGTGCAGGGTATAGATTTAATAAAAGATATAGATGCAGCGCTTCTTAAAATTTCAAAAGAAGCTGGTATTAGTAAAGGAACACCAGAGTTAAAAAGATTAATTGGAAGAATGGATGAATTACTTGTTACAGGTAATGATGTTATTAAAGGAAAAGAATTTTTATTTAAAGGTTTTGATCCTAAAAAATTATCTGAGTTTAAAAAATTTGCATCAACAGAAGTAGGATTAGCTTCTGATCAAATAGAAAGATTAATTGCACAACTTGCAAATGCAAGAAATGCATTTAATAATTATAAGAATACATTTTTTGGTGGTGGTAATATAAATGTAGCAGCTAATGAATTTGCTAAAATTATGTCTGAAAGAATGCAAAACGTTTGGACATCGGAATATAGAATATTTGAAGATAATTTTAAATTGTTTCCATGGTTAAACTATAAACCAATTCAATCTAATTTAGATGAAGCAAAACAAGTATTAGGACGTTATGCAGCTCAAAATGGAGTTAGATTAACTGATGAACAATTAGATGATCAATTAAAAACAATATTAAAAGAAGTAAGAAGAGATCCTTTAACAGGAGCTCCAGAATTTCCTTTATATAATCAAAGTGTATTAGCAGAAGATGGAATACAATATATTAACATGGCTAAAAGTTTTGAAGGTGGAAGATTTAAACCAAGTGAATTTTTTAAAAAAGAAGAAGATGTTAGAAAATTTCAAAGATTATTTGGACAAAAAAGAGATTTAAGAAGTACAATTGCAAGTACTATGTCTGATCTTGCAACTCTTACAGCAAAAGATACTTTTTATAATAATATTTTAAAACTTAATGATGATTTAATAAAACAAAAAAGACCTGGAGTGTTTTATGATAGTCCAACAGCTGCAAGAAGTGGATTAAGAAATACTATAGGTGGTGAAGATATTATAACTACTAAAGGCGGATTAAATATAAAATCTCCAATAGGAGAAGAAGTTTATACAAATCCATTAAATGGTAAGTATACTTCTAAACCATATGCTGACGCTTTAAATTTTTCTGAAAAAATATTATTTGATGAATTAGCAAGAAATACTTGGTATCAACATTTAGTTCTTATTCCAAAAGGATTAACACAAATTTCAAAAACTGTATTAGGTCCATTTACTCATACAAGAAATTTTATAACTCAAGGACAATTTGTTTTAGCAAATGGAAATTTATTTAAAGATCCTAGAAAAATAGTCGATAATTTTAAAAGAGCTTTTAATACAATTCAACCACAATTAATTTACAGAAACTTACCAAAAGATCAAGCAATGGCCAGATTTTTAATGGAAGAAGGTATTATGAGTTCTAGTGCTATCGCTACTGATATATCTGGTTTAATGGATGATATGTCTAAAACAGGTGATGTATATTCTAGACTATTTGGAAAATTTGGAAATAAAATGAAAGATATATATAAATTTGCTTTTGATTTATATGTTGCTGAAGACGATATTTGGAAAGTCTATAGCACATTTTCTGAATTTGATAATTATAAAAATCTTTACACTAATGCCGTTAAATCAGGGAAACTTAAAAATATGCCTTCTGATTTACAAATTATGAAACAAGCTACAAAAATTGTAAGAGATACTTTACCAAACTATGGGTATGTAGGCGATTTTGTTAAATCAATGAGAAGAACTCCACTTGGAAACTTTATGTCTTGGCCTGCATCAGTTATAAGATCTGGATTAAAAACATTTGAACTTGCACAAAAAGAAATAAGAGATCCTGTACTTCATTCACAAGGTGTAAAAAGAATGATGACTTTTGGAACTGTTACTGCAGCTGCATTACCTGCTATTCAATCTATGGTACATGGAGCATTTGGTATTACAAATAAAATGGTAGCGGCTTCTAGATTTTTTGTTCCTGATTTTTCTAGAAACTCAACTCTTATATTAACACAAGATGCTGATGGTAATTTTAAATATATAGATGGAAGTGGATCATTTGTTTACGATACTTTAACATCTCCTTTCCAATCTATTATTGCAGAAATTAATATATCAACTGGATATGATCCAAAAGCTCCAATTATTCCTGCAACATATAAAGGATTAATTAGAGGAATTGGTAAGTTAATGGAACCATTTATTAGTGAATCTATTTGGCTAGAAACATTTAACAATTTAGTAATTAGAAAAGGTGTAACGCCAGATGGTAGAAGATTATGGAATCCAGAAATGGATAATCCTGATAAAGTAATAGAAGCTTTAAAATATTTTATAGAACAAACTGCGCCAGGATCTTATAAACAATCCGTTCGTTTAAAAAAAGCAATTACAGGAGAACCTGGTGAAAGAGGTGAAAAATATGAAATTGATGATGAAGTAGCTGGTTTTTATGGTTTAAGACAAATTAAATTAGAGCCACTTAAAAAAATGGATTTTAAATTAAATGAATATCAAAAAGCAGTTGCTGATGCTCGTAAAATATTTACGGTGCCTGCACAAAAAGGTGGTGTTGAATATGGTGATGATTTTATAGAAAAATTCTATTACGCTAATAGAAAAAAATATGAAGCTATGAGTAATTTAAAAATTACAAATGAAATGGCTGAAACATTAAATGTAAATAAAAATCAGTTAGCTAAAGTATACAATGATAGAAATTTATTAAAAGATTATAAATATTTAGAATCAGATAAATTTAAACCATACAGTATAAGTAAACCGTTAAGACAAAAAACTGAAGAGATATATAAAGAATTATCTACTGAATTTGATAACATTGAAATACCTAGAACATTAAGTAATGAAACATTAAACAGTTTATCAAGAATGATTAATGAAATGTCTAGAGTTCCATTAGGAGAAAATTTAGGTAATTATATTAATATTGATGATTACTTAAATGGTGATAGACCTTCGTTGCTAGGACCGAGAAGCGAGGGGCCAGTTAATGTACAACCATTACCACTACAACCACAACCAAATCCACAGGTAGTATCTAAACCACAAGTAGCTCCTGGTTTACAAACAGGCTTGACAGCAACTGAAACTGGGTTATTAACGGATGCTGAAAAAGCAATTAGATTAAGACAACAAGGATTAGCGTAATGGGTAACGGAAAAGAACCAGAAACAACAGGCGAACATATAGTAGCTCTATATGGCCATATTACTGGCGTGAAACGAGATGTGAGAGAGTTGCGACAAGAATCTTCTGAAATGCATACTAAATTTGAAAGAAAGTTTGACAAATTAACTTGGTGGATCATTGGTGGACTTGGATCAACCATAGCATTGTTACTAACACTATCTTTCAATTTATTAAAATAAACCATTGATTATAGTTTTAAAAAACTATATTAGGCGCTTATGGATAATAAAGTTTTAGTTCACAAACATCTTATTATAAGAGCAGAAGCATACAATCCTCCAATGGAAGAAGATTATCTAAAGTGGTGGTTTGAAAAATTTATAAAAGAAATTGGAATGAAAGTGATGATGGGACCATATATTAAATATTCTAACATGATTGGTAATCGTGGAATTACAGGAGCTGCAATTATAGAAACATCTCATATAGTAATGCATGTTTGGGATGAACCTAATCCAGCATTACTACAGTTTGATGTTTATTCATGTGGTGAATTTGATCCTGAAACAATATGTAATAAAATTAAAAAAGATTTTGATACTTCAAAAATAGAATATAAATTTTTAGATAGAGAAAATGATTTACAAGAAATACACACAATAAGTTTTACGGATCATATGATAGCAAGAAACTATCAAAATAAAGAAATAGAAAAGAAAAACAATGCATTATTAAAAAGTAGAAAAGAAGTTGAGATTAATGGTAGTGGCACACACGGATATAGAATCAAAGAAGGTATTCATAAAGGCACAGTTGTTGGCCATATTACAAGAGAAAAATCAGTACTTGAAAATTAATAAATAATCGTTATATATCTCCAAGACTGCATCATGTGGATGGGTCAATTAACTTGCTTAACAAAGGAGATAATTATGACAAACCTAGAAGTTTTCAATAATTTAAGCAAACAAATGTTCAATGGATCAACAAAGTTTTTTGATGATGCATTTGAAAATATTT